GGCCTTCCAACGATCGCTGCAACGAGTCGTGGCTGTGCATCGCACTTGAGCTTCACTTGCGTCAGGATACCCACAATGGGCCCCCCGGCGCAGGGTGGTGTTTCCACTGCTTAGCCTGGCGAGTTGTGTTTGTGTGTGTCATGGTTCGTGTGTTTGGTGGTTAAATTTATGGTGTGCATGCTGGGCACACATGCCCTGTTTTTGGTATTTTGTGTGATTATGTGCAGTGGTGACTTACGGTCGTTGTAATCCGCTCAACAGGATGTTTTCCCATGGGATGGGTTTCCCAACAGGGGCAAGCATAGCAAACGCGACTCACTAATTAGTGGTCAATCTAGCCCCCATTCCATAGGTCTGTTGATACCCTATCCGGCAACCGAGTAGACATGCGAGGTCTGACACGGGTTATGCGCACCGCACCTAGGCTAGGCTGGCGAAGGGCTCTACGTCCGGAACTATTATTCGGGCAAGTCTTATCTGTTCCACGATCTGTCTACCAATACGGCGTCGCAAACACGTTAGACGGTATTGGGTAGACACGCAGGCTCCAGGAGGCTCCTAGGCCTGTGGTGAGATTGTTGATGATTGGTCCCGTGGTTGAAACAACCCCGGTAGCCAGTTTGTGAACGAACCATGTTGTTGCGTAAGTGGCAGTGTTCGCATTGCCAGCGGCCATCGTGTAGGTCTGAGGAACTGCACCATTGATGAACGCCCGGTTGTTATCAGGCGGTTGCATTATGGTCAGCTTGGTGTTGTCAGACACTGTTGTCGGCGCGCTCAATGAAGGGTTGTTAAGAGTCCCCGAGACATTACATTCATAGACAAACGCAAGCCCCCCGGTGAAACGATCCGGGAAAACAATTGTGTTGCCTGACACAGTAAAGCCAAGGTTATCAAAGTACACCGCTTGATTGTTGAACGGTATGGCCAAAGCTGGGTTCGCGTTGCCAATCGCGTTATAGCCAGACCACATCGTGTAAAACGTGCCGAATCCATTGAAAACTGATGCTTGAGGTTTTCGGAGTTCAATTTCATAGGATGCCCAAATCTCGCCGATTACCTGGCCGTTGTTAGCGGCCGGCATACCGACAGTTGCATAGTAAAATCTGCCAAAGTCATATGTTTTTGGGTCCTCACCTTCGGGGACACCTGCGGTTCTGATGTATTGTACGTTGTAGGGGTTTTCCTTTGGATTGCATTCCACGCAGTGGACTGCGTCTCGATATGGTACCGTGTCTACAGAGAATTGCTCATTCATCATAGCAGCTTTTGTCGTGGGTAACACCTGTGTTGACCTATAGTTAGTGGCCATACAGAATGCTCCCAGAGCCGTGCTAGTCGAGACTGATCCGCTGAGCGAACGATACTCAAATACGAGACCTTTCCACGTGTATTCTTGGTAGGCAGCCGCTATGCTGGCTAACCATGGGAAACTCGTGGCAAGGCCCGGGTTCAAAGGGATATTAGTCCCAATGATGAAGGCGTTGGTAGAGACAATGTCAGAGATAAACTCAGTGTGTCTCAAAACAACGGAGGAGGAATTTGAATGCATGGGAGGGACGCCCGACCTTACGCGAGCGACTAGGGAGTTACTGGACAACTTATAATCACCAGCCCCTAACCACCTCGATATCGATGATCCCAGACCCTCGCCCAAGGTTGCCCCCATACCGGGCACACCAATCGCAGAGCCAACGGCAGCACCACCCAGCCCAGAGAGCGCTTTCAGCGCCATGGTCAGGTTGCTGCTGCCATTCCGTTTGTGAGGTTTGTTTTGTGTTTTCTTGTGGGGTTTCGCAGACCCCTTGTGTTTCGCCATCGCACGACGTGGTTTATCGTGCTATTATTAAGACTGTTTCCACGGGGCCCCCACAAGCCCCGAGGAAGATGCGTGCTGGCCTAAGCCAGCACGTCTGTACCCCCGCCATCAGCTGGCGGGGGGAGGTTTCCCGGTGCCGTGACCGGGAATGCCGCGGGCAAAGGGGGCTGAGTGCCCCGTTCGCGATGCCCTGAGCTGGTGCTACTACGGCGGCCTGCGCTTGTGCCTGGAGTGTTAGTGCTGCGTTTTGTCCGGAAACAGCGCGAGCATAGACACGGCACATAATGCGCATGGCTGGGTTGAACTCTGTTCTGCTGACACAGAGAGCATCTTGTCAACACTACGGGGGCGGCGGCAGTTCCTGTAGTGTCCGGTGCGTTGAGTGTGTTTTGTACCATTGCAGCGATCTCGGGCGTGGGCACCTGCTGAGTAGGTGTCCCGTCTGCTGCGGGTGGCACATCGACATGTTGGCCGTTTGGGTCGGTAAAAGTGCCCTCGGTACCTGCTGGGATCGCACCATTCAATCCCATCTGAACCTCGGTACTAAACCGTGAGATGTCAATCTTTCTATAATCGTCCAGTCGCGCATTGCCTCTGAACATAGTAAGTATGTGTGTCTCTAACCCTGGTATGTCTATTTGCAATGCTTCTGCGGCTATCAGGGCGAACTCGCTGGCCGTTTCATGATCGAGATCATTGTTGTAACCGTTGTTATTCGCTATGACATTGTAATTCCAGAAAGCTTTGCTGTTCTCTAACGCAGCCTGTAATCTCTCTTCCCCTAATTCCCGTGCTGCCGTGTTGAGCACGACGCTGGTGAAGATACCTATGAGTGGCGAGTTCTGATCGTTGACATTGAATGAATGGCACTTGGCCACCATCAAATCAATAGCCTGATTATCAGTCAGGTTGCGATCAGTCATGTGAAACTTGGCCAATCTAGCCGGATCGTACACAGAGCTTGGGTTGCCGTCCCAAGCTGCCTTGCTGTAAACTCTCGCAAGCAAGCTCACATTCTCTGGGTATCTTCGCACAAGCGCTTTCGCCACATGCCCACAACTGGCACAGGCTCGCTCAAACTTCTCTGGGGCTACCCCTGAAATCACGGAGTCGTCTCCGCTGATGACTACCCGGTTACATAACACATCCCAAGCACTATTCTCATCCATATTGGATAATCGGCACGCATAGTATATCATAAATGCAGAGTCGAGAGATTGGCTAAGGGTAGTGTCCATGCCGCCGGATAACATAGACTCACCTGTATCATAAGAGGTGCCGCAAGGTAATTTTGCAGCACGGGCACGGTGTTGCCCCATAACTCTAGTGAGATCCAGGTGATAGTCGACATGAAAATACCGCTTGAAGCAAAACTCAACGAATTGCCTACCAACGATGTTCTTATAGCCGTCCATCCGAGTCATGTCACCTTCGATGACAAACGGTTCAGCGTCACGTGACGTAATGGCTAAGATTGAGGCCAACTTGGCCTCGATATCCTCGGGTTTTAAGCCGAAACCCCAAAATGGGATCAACGGATCGATGTTCCTCTTCCAGGAGTAGATGAACTTCGCATAGTCAAACTTGTCTTGATCGGACGCTGGAGATATGATTCTGGGGTCGGTGGGTTTAAGGTATGCTTCCACTTTCAGCATGGACTTTATGTATCTCGCACCGAACGAGAGTCCTGCTGATAGAGCGACGGTAAGCATAGCCCTGGCTTTCGCCGGGGTGCTCTGCGCGTCTATGACGTATTCCGCCTCAACCGGGTGGCCTGCCCCAACCAAGTGGTCAGGGACTAAGCGTTGTTTCAATTCAGTCATGCACATGGTCATAAATGGCCTGATCTTGACGTCCTTTACTTTGTCCTGAGGACCTTTAACGCGACCTTGGACTGCTTGTTCCTCATTCCCTAACGTTCTAGGGTAGGCAATGGGGACCTTTGCTGTCAATGGTGACATGAATGCCACCGCTCCCGGCTTCATCGCTGTATTCGGTTGTGTGCCCGTGGGGTCAGGGTAAGTGTGATTGTAATATGCAGGTAACGCTGGGAGAGGACGTGCCTCACCACAAGGTGTGTCTGCAATGAACGCTCTAAATACCGAGACAGTTGGGTCATTAGGTTTCAATCCTGGCATGAATCCTACCGTTGTATTGCGATTAGGCAGAACACCCTTGTCTGACTCCGTTTGGAAGCAGAGTAGCAGGTGTTCGAATTCCAGTAGTGGCAACGTCGCACTCAAATACGTTCCACTACGGCCGACAGAGACTTGGACCTGCCCGTCCTCGGTTTTTCTATACCGATTTATAGACCAATGTCTACCTTGCACGTGTTCCACATGGAACTTGTGTCTGCTCAGCGGTTTGATTGCGAGCATTGGGTCATCATTAGGAAATCCCCAAAAACACAGCGTCCACACGTAGTCGCGCACAATGGCCACTGGCTCTAACAAGACCAGCTTATGGTTTTCACCATGTTTACGCTGGTAAACGTTATACACCACTGTAGACCCACGATGGATCAGTGATGGCACCGTGAGGTGCTCAACGTTATAATTCCAGACGCGATGCTGATACTTCTTCGAACCCGTGGTGTAGTGAACATTGTCCAATTCATCGATGGTCATCTCATGATTCTCACGAACGCAACCGACCTCTTCGATGCGCATTGTGTAGATCATGGTGGGTAGACCCAAACCAAGGACGGATTCCATGGGAAGATGCATGTCTACATCCATCAAGAGAAGCATGTCGCGCTCGGTAAGTTGGTCCAAGTGCTCCCTGCCTCTCCTGAAATCCGTCGGCCAGTGGTGTGCTAAACTGCCGCGTTTGAAACGTGTGCCCTCCAAGTCGTCATCCGACTGGATTGCGTAAACGTCCCTACCGCACAAGCCGGCAGCATGCTCCACTCTGGCGAGCGCATCAGCCCGACCTGCGGGGCTGTTGTCGTCAGACGACATATCAATGGCCATGAAATGCGCCTTCATGGTCATAGGGATTAGCTTTCGAGCTTCCGGCCAGTTGCAGCCAGCCGGGCTGATGAACTCGAGTTGGATCGTGTGCTCTGTACAATGTCGTCGCGTTATTACTCTCCACAGCTTTTCCATGCTCCACTCCCTGGCTCTCCTACTCAGAATGAGGAGCACCAGAGATATGAAGGCTCCCAACTTACCACAGAGGATCGAGTGCTTGCCTAATGCTCTCAATACCCCTACGGTTAACGAGGTGTGGTTCCCCCCGGAAAATGATGATTTGAAA